CACCATAACGGTGGGTAGCATATTATCGTCTACCCAACATCATGGTGCCCCTTTTATGAAACCCTCCGACCTCCTGGGGTCTGAGTTCGAAGGTGCTCAGCTAACGCTGCGAGCTTAGCGACTTGTTTCACCTCACAAGTTCGAGGTGCTAGAAATTATTCCTACCGTCCAGCTACGGTGGATGTACCATACTTGCTCGAAAGCGCGTGGTTCGCGCTACGCGTACAAGGGCCCGCGTCAACCCACTCAAACCTAGAGCTCGGGCGAGAGTTCAGGAGACTCTGCAAACCGGTCGACCCTGACCAGGGAACTAGGCGTTGGTATAGTACGTCATGGGGTCCACTACGCGCAATACATACTGGATGTAAAGGCGACCGAGGACCGCAGATGTAGCTGTGCCATCGCTAGTTGCATACACCATCCGAGCCGGACAGAGGGTATTAGCCACTGAGGGACTCAAGGACAGTGCAGCGTTGTACGTAGCCGTAGTAACCGCCGGGTACCACTTCTCCTGTGCCGAAGCACAGTCGATGTCGCACACGACGCTGTTAGCCTCCTGGGGGGCGTTGATACCTTTCAGCATCGACGTCCCCCCAGAACCTCCCCAACCCGGTGATGCTACATAACCATATAGAGTCGACATGTCCGCGGTGTTAACCGGTACTGTGTCGTTATGATCGTAAAGCGGGGCTAGGTGGATGGACCCCGGGGTGGTGGTACCACACACCGGAATGTATATGAGGCGCAAGCGCTCCCACTTCCATCTGGCAAACAGTGAAGCTAGTATGTTCGACCAATTGCCCGTATTACGGGGCATGAGCGCTATCGTCGCCGTATTAAACGACGAGACCACGTTCAGGGAGGCCACCAGCTCTGTGTTAGAGACTACGCACTCCCTGCCTAGCATGCGGATGCTTGGAAGTGGCGCGCCAACTATGGCGCCAGTCGAAACTGGCATCCTTTGTTGGCGCGCCACCGTCAAGCCTCCGTGCGAGGCAGGGGGGGACCTGGTACTACCGATAGCTGTTTGACCACCCCGAGAACGTGAGTTCACCACACGTCTCGAGCCAGCCTGGGTTCCGCCAGTCCTGCGACGATTCCTGCGCCTGCTCCTCGCCATTGTCTTTGTCCTGCGGGTTCCCTCGCAGGACATAAGACTTGATTCTACCCCACTCTGGAGACTGGGCCAACTCCATTTCCATGTCCTCGTAACCCATATCAGGTTCCCGGTGGAGAAACCTGAACAACGTCTTGCTCCAGGAAGTGAGCCAGTGCTTGTGCTGGGTTATCTTGTGGCTGCAGAAGTTTACACTCCGCAGCTCATGGTTTGGCCCGGTGTCACAGGGTATGTACTCTTTGCAAGTGTGGCCTAGCTTCTCGTAGGCCTTCTTGGCAAAGGGCACATACCCCTCAACAGAGTCGTCACCCATGGCAATACACCAAGGGGAACCAATGAGCTCAGCCATCAAGCAACGAATTCGAGAATTCGTGCTAGATGTGCAATAACTGCCCGACTTCATGAGCCCGGGGCAACCCTGCTCGATCAGAGTCCCGTCTGAGAGCTGGAAGACCGAGTTCATGAAGCAGTAGAATCTTGACGCGGCGGCGCGTCGCAATAGTGGCCCAAAACCCCCCAACTCA